AATCGAACCCGTCTCTGCGACTTGAAAGGCCACTGTTCTTAACCGATAAACTAACAGGATATAAATTCGTTCCCGTGCTACGACTTGTACGCAACGACTGTATGCCCAATCTCGCTATTTGCTCCGGACGGGAGTAGAGCAACGTTGTTTTCTTTCTTGCAAGAAACTTGGCACCCCCTGATGGACTCGAACCACCGAATGTCGGAATCAAAATCCGATGCCTTACCAACTTGGCGAAGGGGGTATAAATTGGTATTCCGTATGGGTTTTGATCCCATCTGCGTAGGTTGAAAGCCTACTGACCACACCAGCCGTCCCACGGAATATAAACAGGTTCTCTTTTACGTGCTACCACTACACCACAGTGATGACCAACCTCACTGCCGGGATTCGAACCCGGCCCCCCTTTGTTTCAGAAAAGATAAATGATTGCTGAAAAGAACCTAACGGTCAAATAAAACAGGATAGAATTTTTACGGTTTTGATTAGAAGTCAAATGTATAAATGTTGCTGTTACTATCCTAAAACTTGGTGGGCTAGTTGAGAATTGAACTCACTAAACTATCATGTAAAAATAGTATGAACACCAGTTCATGTCAAGCCTAAAATTTCTGAGCACATTAAGGACTTATACCCCACTAGTAACTTTGTCAAGTTACCTAAGCAGACATGATGACCCAACATCTGCTAGTGTTTACTATCGGTTAATTACTCCGAATATTCTTTGGTGGAGACCGAGGGAGTTGAACCCTTCTAGACATGATTCTTGCAAGGAACCACCGTAGCCCGCTACTGCCCCCAAATATGGTGAAGTGTGATAGAATCGAACTACTTGGCCACCACCCTACTTAACAATGCCTACCGGGTTACAGCCGGCAATAGGGAACACACTCCATTTTAAACTGTTTCTACTACGCATAATAAATACGTAATAGAGGAAAATATATGAACAAATATCTAAAGTATGAAGATTTCCCACCCATACCCGAAGAAATTTTAATGACGCCACAACAAATCATTGATGCACCTTACTTTGGTCACAATGAAAAATTCGAAGCATTGCGTCATCCGTTTGCTAAAGCAAATTACTTTAGAAAACAAGTTAATCCTGAACTCAAAGAATGGTTGTTAAAAACATTCCCATTCAGATTTGCGTCAATGTTTGTTATTTTTAACGCAAGAATGCCGCCCCACAAAGACATTCGCAACATGACATACAATTATATCATAGATGCCGGTGGCGATGATATTGCCACATCAGTCTGGAGCGGAAACATTGTACGAGTTGATGCCAAAGCCGATGCTTGGCATAGTATTCGTGCTGATTACGAAGATAAACAAGAAAACGAAGAAGTTGTCTTGTTAGAAAGTATGGTCATTCAACCTAAACGTTGGTGCAGTCTAAGAACTGACATGCTACACAGTGTAGATGGAACTCAAGTTAGACCACGTATTATTCTGTCAGTAGTTCCTGAATCAGAAGTACCAATACCCAAAGACCCAATACTCGCAGAAGATATTAAATCTTGGTTTGAGATTTGGTAAATGTATATCGGTTATATTGACGCACTTCCTAAGATACCAGAGTATCTATTAGAAGATCCTGAAGTCATTGCAGGCAAGCCACAGAATCCAGAATCTAAACACGGACATGCTATGTGGTTTAAAGTCAAACAAGTTCCACAAGAACTACATGATTGGCTTCAATCAATCTTTCCATTTGAAATTCATTCACAATATCAAGTGATGAATCATCAACTTCCTAAACACAAAGACCCTGATAGGGACATTGCATTAAACTATCTACTCACTGCCGGTGGCAATAATGTATCTACTGTTGCGTTTCATCCTCTTTATTCAAGAGAACGTGTGCAAACAATGATAATTGAAGAAAAACGATGGCATTTTATAAAAACAAAAATGTTTCATCGTGTGTATGATGTTGATCCTGACAAGTTGCGAATTGCAATCAGTGTCATTCCCAAAGATCAAGAAAAATTCTTCATTGATTATTTTAAAACGACTGATATTACATCAGACGCTCCCATTAACTGGCAGGGATGCTTGGAGTCGAACCAAGGATAACGAGTTCAAAGCCCGTTGTGTTTCCGTTACACCACACCCCAACAAAATTGCTATTCATTAATACCTAAGCAGTGCCCGTCAGAAGGGTACCGGAGTGTTCATCTTAGTATATTAATGAATAGCATCTTGCGATGCTATGTTAGGGCTATACCCTAACCTGCTGTTTATACTCTGATGTTATCGCCATCATTTCATCTAGCAGTCCGCCCATTCGATACACTTAACGCTGTATTCCGGCTCTCGTTGCCTATTCACGTTTGAGTTTACTTTAAAACAAGTTTCTTTGTAAACTCTATTTGATTGAGGTATCGTTGTACTTTACTCTCAATCAACTTTTTCCTTTGTTCTTCTGACATTGAATGATTCTTGAACCAATTCGTTTTATCAGAAGAAACCGATTGTAATTGTTCTTTCAATTTCTGTCAAATTCCCTTTGTTGTTTTTTTACTACACAAACAAAAACCCCTGAGACTTTTTAGTTTCCCAGGGGTTTCTTAGATTCTGTTGAGATTAGATTCTTGGAATCTTTTCTCCTCCTATGAAACTCCCGGGCATTCTCTCATCATTATATGAGCCACGAATACTAGGCGTACCTTGTCCCGCAAAGGCTGACATCTGTACTTGTGGTAATGTTGACCACAAGCCTATATGTTTTAGCGTTTGACAGTTTAAGTTTTTCATAGTATTTTATTTATTCCTGGTTAAAAATTTCTTCAATTTAATAGTGTTTTTCTTCACTTTTTTCAAAACATGTGCGTATTGTATAGCAACATCGATTATTTAGCAAGCAGTTTTGGGTAAAAACTTTTTTAATTATAAATCAGTAATTTCGTAGCTATATTCTTCTGCCGTGATTCCATGTGGATCCCACATGTTAGCAATCACCCAGTTGATAAAGAATTCTGCTGATTCCTGATCTACCCAGCGTCTAATAGATGTTCCTATCGTAGTTGAGTATTGTACAGCATCCGTCTTGTCTGTGATAAACATTTCGGTCATCATGTCAACAAATGCATCTGATTCATCAGTTGTGAACCGCATCGGGTCGATACCACCGGGTGCAGTGATAAAATCCGGATCAACACGATTGAGAATCAATGTCGTTTGCTTTGTTAGTTTAGCCATTTTTGAAATTCCTTTAATAATTTATTTATCTAGTATTTATCACTTCTAGCGGAACTGTGGACTAAATATCACGATGAACGTCAAAAGTATGCAAGAAACAGTCGGTTCCGACGTGTATACACTAACCCACTACTTTGATACAAACGATTGCTACGACATTGTTAAGCAACGATGTGAGGAATTTTGGAAAAATGCACCGAAAGATGACAGCGCAGAGAACTATCAGTTCGGTGATGATGCAAAAGCATGGTCGCTAGGACCAATGCTTAAAAACAATGATTTTGCCGGTGGTTACACTATTTTAAGCGTAAATGATGTTCCTTGGTCGTTTGGTGGTATCAAACATTATACCGATGAAATAGCGTTAATTTTAGGAAGACATTTTTGCTTTTTCACGTTGAGACCAATGACGATTGGATTGCTAGTTCCATTTCAACTAGAGATTGCTAAAGAGCTAGGATTCAAAAAAGCGTGGATCACAATGATGGGTTACAATGACAGAATGTATAGAACTTGGCAACTAACGTCTAGTGAATACGATACTAACAGACACAAGAAAAGAGATAATATTTTGTATAAAAACACTGATTCAGTTGTAGAAAGAGTAAACAATCTCGGGAAACAAATTGTCAACTATACTGAACAATCAGTCATGGAGTGGTCATTAGAATGAAGTCTGTAAATGTTGCATTCTACTCACCATCAATGGATTTTACCAGATCAACTAGAGTAAAAATCACAGACTTGATGGTTAATCCCACACCTTATTACCTGAATGGATATTTTAAAAAGAACTACCCAGACTATGCTCAATACATAGTTTGGAAGCCTAGTATTCTATACAAACAAACTGATGAAGAACTAGTAGAGTTCATGGTGAGACATGATATAGATGTGTTCTGTGCTAGCTTGTACTTGTGGAATGTTGACGCTACCATGAGAACATTGCCTAACATTAAACGTATGTACCGAGAACGTACTGGTAAGTTAGTTAAGATTGTACTAGGTGGACCAAGTTGCGATGCGTTATACGATGACTGGCAAGAAACATATCCGTTCGTTGACCACTTTGTTGTAGGACAAGGGGAGAAAGCATGGGCAAATCTTGCGTTAGATTTTTTAGGTGTGTCTCGGTTAGATGGTAGTGCATCAAACATTGTACATTTTGTAAGAGACACGAAGGAAAAATCATACAACTATGAATTCATTCGCGGAATACATTACAGTCCATACTTAGAAAGCCAAGACTTAGTTAAAGAACTTATCAACGTATACGAGGAACTTGGGTTCAAGTTAGCTTGGCCATATGAAACACAACGTGGATGCCCTTATCACTGTACGTTCTGTGATTGGAACGGTGGTCAAAGTAACAAGACACAAAAACGCAAAGAGATAAACTTTTTAGATGAGATAGATTTCTTTGCTGAAAACAAAATGTATAACCTTCACTTATCAGATGCAAACTTTGGTATGTGGGACGTTGACTTAGATATAATGAAACGATTAGTTGAACACAAAGAGAACGGGCATCCGTTTACATTCTTTTCATTCAATATGTCAAAACTTATAAACAAGAACTTCAAAGAAATTATGAAGTTGATTGTTAAGCACAACTTCAACGGCGTGTGGGTCAAATTAAGTGTACAAGATATAAACCCAGATGTACTAGAAGCAATCGACAGACCGGGTGACTGGAATCAGCTTAAAGAGTTTGGGTTAGATTTGTATAAAGAATTCCATATTACCAAGAACTTAAATAAAATATTTGTTGAGTTGATACTAGGCTTGCCAGGACAAACGTATGATAGTTGGATTGCAACGTTAGATGAGGTTTACTCTAGTGGTTTTATCCCACGCACATATCCATTTTTGTTATTAAGAAATGCTCCTGCTACATATGACGTAGCGTATCGTGAAAAGTTTGGCATAAAAGATGGGTTAGCATTTGAAGTGTTAGACACAATACTAGAAGGAAACAATGTACAAGAGATTGTGAACGATACTATCAACAATTATAAAATACATCAAATCGTTGAATGCAATACTTTTAGCGAAAGAGATTACGTTAGAATGTCAATGGCTGACCAAATGTACAGACGTTTGTGCAGTAGAACTAAATGGAGGGCATATGGCTTTGTTGACGTTAATTGGAAACATCTAAAACCAATCATCACAAAAATGATGCAGACAGATGATTGGAATTATGTATTAGAACAGCGGTATCACAATTTTAAAACGCATAGAATCAATGCACTAGATTCTAGTGAAGGTAAAATTCTTGTTGATGGTAACGATATGTCTAGTATCATTGCTCGTAATTTTCATATCATTGAAGAAAGTTTTAACGAGACAAATATTGACAAAGAAATTGCTGAACAATTTTTATCAGAGTGGCAAACGTTCTTGCCAACTAAAAATTTCTTAGACAGATAACATCATTTCAGCGCATTCATTGAAGTCAACTAAATCTTCTTGACCATGCGTGTCGATGATAAGGTGCAGTCTTGCTTCAGTTCCGTTATTATCTACCCAATGTTTGATTCCACTGTTGAAGAAAAACACAGAACCATCTGCTGGCATGTGATATAAATGAGTTTCATCGCCTTTACTGAATCCCATAACTACGTTTTCGTTTGTAATCAAAGGGATATGATAGCGTGTGATATATGATGGATCGTAGTCTACATGCGGTTTGATTGAGAAGCCAGGGGTTAAGTATGCAAGACGCACACGTGTGATTTTACCCTTGAATTGATTTAGTATATCTTCGAACGGACCAGTGGCGTACTTGTTTCTTACTCCATAGTTTAGCTCGTCAGCTTCAGGGAGATATCTCGGATCGTTTGGATCAAGACGCTTAGTTCGTTCAAAGATATTCGTGCCATGTAAATTAACTTTTCCACTTGCTTTTGATTCATCAAAATCAGTCAAGTATAGTTGCTTGTACTTTTCACCCTCCATGGTAGGGGCTTCGTTTTCAGTAAAAAAGTTAGTCTTACAAAATTCGTTGCTTACTAGAAATGCCTGATGTTTACTGTTTGCACTGTACTTGATATCATTGTACTTTGTGCTATCCAATAAATCGTTTTGGCGGCAATGTTCTAAAATCGCATTTACATCGACTTTGATATTGTTTAATTTAGCGACTAAGGGCAATTGTTTTCTGTTTAGCATAACTGTATTTATAGAAGGATAGGAATTTTGAGATTATTGAACGCTGGATCAAATATGCCAGCAGGGATATCAAGAAAGTCATGGAACTCTAAGTTATCTGTTGTGGTGCGCTGTGTTACAAACTCAACACCCTGCTCAACGTTGAATGATTTTTTATAAGCAAAATTGGAACTGGCATTTTGTCTAATTTCTTCAATCCCTCTTTCTGTTTCTGCATCACGCTTCAGATACAAAAAATAACTATGCTTAACGGTATGTGTGTAGTCGTAAATTGCACAATTCATCACACAATCTTCTAACTTCATAAGACCCTTTAATGCGTACATTCTATCAGGCAATGTCTCTTTGATTTCTTCAAAAAACTTACTATCAGGTCTTGTCTTTTTGTTAGTGTACCATTCTTTAACGTACACCCCGTTCTCCGTGCGCTTGTACACTTGGCATCGCAAATGCAATACCGTTAGGCTTTGAGTGACGCATTGCATCTTTGAATACTTCTTTAACCTGTCCTTTATCGTATAGGCAATCAGTCATTCTGGCATAGTCTTCAAAGTCTGGAAGCCAAAATGTACAGTAATATATATTATCACTATAGTATCCTTCTGTTACTTCACAGTTATCACTAAATTCTTTAGTGGTGTCTTTGATTCTATCAAACCAAGTGGGGTCAACATCAACGTGAAAGGGCACGTTAGGGTTAGGTCTAATGTAAATCTGTGTGCGTTTAATTTTGTGTATCATAATAGTTCAGTAATCCATTTCGTTCCTAATTCATGTTCAACTTCAATTCCATCAAACACCATGAATGCATATAAATGATCCGTATAATCTATATAGTGTGGATTGCGTGATCCATCAAACATAAATGACATGATTTTACCGTCTTTGGGTAATTTGATAGAGTTGTACTGAATGTCTAGTTGCTTAATTCTTTTATAGTCAACATAGTATCTAGGTGGAAACAATTCTCGTTGTGAATTGTACCAAAAGCCTGCGGTATCGTCAGACTCTTTATCAATATAAAGAGGGATAGCAAACGACCATACGTTACAACAATCACCGTTTAATAGACTGTGTAAATGTTTTACGCCTAGTTGTGCTCCAGTTATGTTTGTACTAAACGTGATAAAACTTGTTTTAACTCCGGTCGTTCGCTGTGCTACATATTCGTTTACCCACTCAAACTTTTCCTTTAACAAATCATAAACCGTTGTGTTTTTAAACACTTCATCGAAACTGTCAATACCCGGAACTAGTTCAGAAAAATGTGTTGTGGGATAACTCAAAATGTTTGGTTGTTCACTATTATCCAGCGCTTGGTGGTTATGTTCTTCAAGTGATTTATTGTTTTTGATAAAGTGTGAACGTGGGGTAAATTCTGTAAATGCTTGAAGTAGTTCAGGTCGTATAGACATGAAATCTTCGTAATCTAACAAGGTCCTATTAAACTCTTTCATTTTATTAATGCCTTTTTAACTGTGTCTGCTATCATATTTACTTGGTCATCTGATAAGTCATATCTGCATGGGATATGTAAAATTCTATTGAAATATGTTTCACTTGTAGCTTTGTAACGACTGGCGCCGGCAAACTCACTAAATGCATCGTTGAAGTATACAGGTCTATGACTAGAATATGATTTCACATTGTTTTCTTCTAACGCTTTACTGATTTCATTCTTATATTCAGTTAGTAATACAAATGTCTGGTGATTGCCGTTTTCATATAACTCAGCGTCTTGCATCATACCAAATACACTATAGTAATACTTTGCAATTTTTCTAGCTTTTTCAATGTTTTGTTCCAATGAACGCATCTTGTTCATAACGATTGCCGCACTTATCGCAGTATTGGATAATTTTAATTCAGGTTCTTCAACGTTGAATGATCCATAACCATATTGTCCGTCTACATTTGTTAGACCGCAGTAACGTTGTCCCCGAAACCAATTAGAATCGTTGCCCAGTATCATACCGCCTTCTCCAGCAGTCAATGGCTTGCCGTAACTAAAACTAATAACAGAAGTGTTTGTTGTGTCTGACACTACACACGAATTGTCCGCACGTTTCATACCAAATGCAGGTGCCGCATCTTCAATGACTATTGCTTCATGTATCTTTCTTGTATCTACGTACCTATTATTAATATGACTAGGTATTATCGCACGTACTTTATATAAATCTAGTAAATCATACACACTTGACATATCCATCAAGCCATACTTGTCTACACGAGAGTATAACGGAATTCCACCTGCTTTGATAATCGCACTTGCAATACCAAAAAATGTTATTGGCGGCATTATTACATATTGATTTTGTATGTTGAGTTTCTTTAGTGCAAGATAAATGCCATTAGTGCAACTACTCACAAACACACTGTCACGTCCAGTTTTGTTTTTGAATTTTTCTTCTAATGCTTTTATGTGTCTACTGTTGATTCCGCCCAGTGTGTCAGAGGATTCGAATAATCTTCCCGCATTTTGTAAATCTTTCTGTATGTCCCCGATAGAATAGATTTGTATTGTCATTTTTTGCGAATCAAATTAATAATATAGTATCCTATATCAATTTCCCACCAGCGTTCACCGATGTTCGGTCGACTTTGATATCTATGATGATTGTTGTGCCAACCTTCTCCCCACATCAATAACCCTAACAACGGATTGTTTGTGCTATTGTCAGGAACATTATATCTACGATATCCCAATAAAGGAGTGTGACATACGGTGTTAATTAAACTACCTGCATTCCATAATACAACTGCTGGCACAATATATAATGTCATCAATGCCCAAGTTCCACCTAATGCAAACATCAACAATGCCCATGCTAGATTAATGTGTAGATAGTACTTGTGAAAGAATTGATGTCCTTTATCACTGATTACAGGGCTTCTGCGAATGTTGATAGGACTAAACATAGATAAGAATTGTGCCCAAACATATCCGAGAACGACAGGGCTATGTGGGTCGCCTGGTTTATCAGCATTACCATGATGCATACGATGTGCGGCTGTCCATGTAAGAGAGCTACCAGTCAATCCCAAAGTAGCACAGAAAGTACCAAAATATTCAAAAAACTTATTTGTCTTAAAACTCTTATGTGTTAACAGTCTATGATATGTGATGCTCATACCAATACCACCAGTAAAGAAATAAACTAGAAACACAAGTAAAAAATCAGTCCACGCTGGTCCTGATAGTAACCACAACACAGCTAAGATATGTGCGATTAGTTGAAGTGCAAATAATTTTTTGGCGGTTAGTAGCATAAAACTATTTATCAATGGCTCTTTTTGTCTATAAATACCACATGAATTTTGATAGCTTTAGTCACGGACAAATTAAAAGTAAGTTATGGTTATGTGAAGAATTAGAAAAGTACATACCCAAAAATAGTAATGTGAAAATATTAGGTAGCTGGTACAATATACTTGCGTTTATGTTGCTAACGAGAAATCCAAATAATTACAAGTCAATCGAAGGCATTGATATCAACCCAGATGTACAGAGTATTGCAGATAAAATTTGCAATTATTGGATTGCAGAAAATCAATCAGTAACAAACACATTAGGTGACGCAAATAATGTCGAATACAGTGATACCCAAGTTGTCATTAACTGTAGCCCCGAACACATGGACAACACAGATTGGTACAAAAAAGTCCCCGAAGGGACTGTTGTGTGTATTCAATCAATTAGCATACATGATCCATTGTATCCCTGGTTAATCACTACTCCGCATTACGGTGTTGAAGATATGAAAACAAAATATCCCATGAGTGCTATTAATTATAGCGGTCAAATTCGCATTGACTATGGCTCATGGGGATATGATCGATATATGCTAATTGGTATTAAATAGCAATTTTACCAATTGCATTAACTACTGCGGCAATGCGACCAATTGCCATCAATTCTTGCGTAGTCATGCCCTCTTTCTTTAATGTATCATAGTGTGCTTTAACACAGAAATGACATTTACCGATAATACTTGCGGCCAATGAATACATTTCAAATTTCTTCTTAGATACACCACCATGTGTAGCATACGCATTCATACGTAATCCTGCAGGAAGACCTTTCATGCCCTCATCAGCGGCCATTTCAACGAATGGATACCAAACGTTGTTTTGACCCATGAGACTTGCGGCTGTCTTTGCGGCTTCACGTTCTGCCTCTGCTGAAAACAACGGACTGTTGTGTTCAATTTCAAATGCTAGCCCACCGTTACCTGCGGCTAATGCAGATACATACGCAATTGCATGAGTATCAACTGGATCTAAACCTGAACGATTGATAACTGCATCAATGTTTAATTTAATATCTTTACTGTGATCTGGGATACTATCTTTTACAGATTGTACCCAGTCACCATTAATTGTGATTGGTTGCATTATAGTGTGTCTCCACCTATAGGACGTGAGCATGGGCATAGTTCGCCAGTTTGCAATGCGTCTAAGATACGCAATGTTTCGTCTGGTGAACGACCAACATCTAAGTTGTTTACTGTAACGTGTTGAATAACGTTATCAGGATCAACAATGAATGTAGCACGTAGTGCGGCACCTGCTGGCTTGTAGAAGATACCTAGTTGTTCTGCTAGACTGTTCTCGTCACGTGCAACGTCAGCGAATGACCAACTATTTGTTTTCTTTAGGTCTTCGTGTGCATTACGCCATGCTAACTTACAGAATTCGTTATCTGTAGAACCAATCAATAATACAGCATCACGGTCAGCAAAGTCTTGGTTCAACTTATCGTATGCTACGATTTCTGTAGGGCAAACGAATGTGAAGTCTTTTGGATAGTATACGATAACTTTCCATTGACCTTGGAAGTCTTTATCTGTGATAGTTTGGAATGCGCCTTCTGGTGTCAATGCGCCTGGCTTAACGCCTGTAACTGCAAAACTTGTGATTTTATCGCCGATTGTTTTCATTTTATTTCCTTTGTGTGTTAATGAATTATTTTCTCTGTGCCCTACAATTTGGGCATATCAACTGTAGATTATCTTCCTTGTTGTTGTAACTGTCACCGTCTTTGTAAATTACATCTAACGGAACTTTGTCACCATTCCAAAACTTTGTATCACATATTTCACATGCGTGACCTCGGTTTTGAATCAAATACTGTTTAATGTATTCAGGAATTTTAGCCCAGGCTTGTGGCTCTTTGGCTTCTTTCCATTCTTGAACCTTCTCAAACGCTTTGTTGCGTCTTTGATGTTCTTGCTGACAACTATTATTACAGTATTTGTTAGTGTAGGAGTGACCCTTGATCGGGTTAACCTTTCCACAACTTAAACAAGTAAAACAACCTAAATTTGACATATTCCTCTTTCTCAATATAGAGCACTTCAGTAGAGCACTATATACTTTTATTTAGTGGTCTATAGAGACAATTATATACTACTATTTTGAAAACAGTAGTATATTGGGTAAATTAGTCGTTTGATGGGGAGAGACCGTTGCTATGCTTATCGGTTGATTTGTCTAAGTCTTGGAACAAACGTTTTTCTTGTGCTGTTAGTCTATCTTTGTGTGTTACACGTGGATTACCGCACAAATAGCATTTTGGATTTCCGCAATCCATAGCGTGATGTTTAGCTAATCGATGTTTCTGTTTGATGTTCTGTTGATTGAATGAACCGTGACTTTTTGCAATTTTAACTTGTCTTGCAATTGCTACGTCTGTTTTATGACGGCGGCGACTGTTAAGGAATTTTGCTTGTTCGTTAGCCATTTGTTTTCTTTCTGTAATCTTCTACTGCGGCTTTGATTGCATCTTCTGCAAGGATTGAGCAGTGGATTTTAACTGGGGGGAGGGCGAGTTCTTCGGCAATGTCTGAGTTTTTGAGGGCATTTGCTTCGTCAATTGTTTTTCCCTTAACCCATTCTGTGACCAAACTGCTTGAAGCAATTGCCGACCCGCACCCATATGTCTTAAATTTAGCATCTTCTATGATTCCTGTTAAAGGGTTTACTTTGATTTGTAATTTCATTACGTCCCCGCAAGCAGGGGCTCCAACCATCCCTGTCCCTACATATTCTTCGTCTTTCGCAAAACTCCCAACATTTCTAGGGTTTTCGTAATGGTCAATAACTTTGTCGCTGTAAGCCATGAATTAGTCTCCTACTTTTATTTATACACCTGTGTCTTTGTTTTCTAAAACAATCCAACCCAATTTAAATAAATCTTGACGTATCTCATCTGTTACTACAGATTCAGCCACATATGACTGCATCAGTAAATAATGTTCTTTTTGATCTTCTGTCAAATCTTCAAAAATAAATTGTTCCTTTTCATATTCAGGATCACTTTTGATTCCGCTACAGTACCAATCAATATAATCACCTTCTTCTCTAATATCTGCTACGATGCCCCCAGAGTGCCGCCAACTGCAACTCCAAGTTTGTTCGGCAAGAATAGGAAAAACATCATTCTTCATAAACTCATTGTTACACATGGCCGCATATAAATGCTGTGCATATGTTAGGTCTTGACATTTTTCAAAAATATAATCTGATGTACGCAAATCATACTCCATATTATTTTTTTGCCACTCAGGGTCATCTATTCTTTTACGTTCTTCTTCCCGCACTTGATCCCAGAAATCACCTAAATCAGGTTTTCTTGAACTTAAGAATGTATGTCTAGCTGGACTGGATCTCACTTTGTTTTGCATCTTTGATTTTAGGTTTAGTTATTTTCTTTCCATAAATTTTTGCATAAAACACATGACTACCGATTACGGCGACCTGTCTGTGCGGCCATACAGGGTTTATATTTATAGAATGAAAGAACAGTGTTGAGTTAGGAACAACATCTTGATATTTGTTTAACACCAATACATCGTATGCTACTTGTTGTGCTACTCTGTATTTGTAATTGTTTCTATTGGGTTCACCTTTACCTTCACATACCCAACTAAACTGACATATTGTTTTATTGTCAACTATAGTTTTTTGATATACAACGTTGCAAGGAGTATTTGCAAATCCATGTTTTACACGATTCATTACAACTCGGGCAACTGCGGCTTGACCATTGATAGATTCACTACCTGCTTCGTAAAATATGTTTTTTGCCATACAAGCAAGTTGTGTCGTGTCTACCTTTGCAAAATTTATTTCAGGAACTGAATTATCCTGTTGAGTTTGTGTTGTTGTAGTGAACAACAAGCTGGATAAAAGTAACAGTCCTACAAAAATCTTTAATTTTTGATTTAAGATTTCTACCATTTGTAACCTTTCTCCCGTGCAGTATAGCACAGGGTTAAAAAATAACCAAAAGTTTTGGTTAATGTACCCAACAATCGCAATTGCAAGCTACAACTTGGTCAATTGCTTCATTAATTGAATACTGTGCAGAAGGCAATACATCACTAGTATATACTGTGCTCAACTGCGGAGGTACTAAGTTGACGTACGGTGACCCTGCTAAACTTCCTGGCAATGCATCACCGGTTGGAAGTGTTGATCCGTCGTCTAGTACATATTGATCTGTAGTTGGGTCATAACTACCGATTGCTTTTACTGCAGGGTCTGCAGGATATGCAGGAATAGAACCGTCTACAGTTCCATTAGCAATCCATTCTTTTTCTTTTTCTGGTGTTAGTGTGTCGCTGATGTTATTATATAAAGGTATACCAGCACTACCCAATCTATCTTGGTTGCGAGACTCACGTAATAATCCGATCATACTTTGACCAGCTATTAAACTTATATCGCTTATGTTCTCAATGGTTTGAGCAGCCATATGCGGCTGTGTTTCTGGGGCTATTTGAGGTAACGTATCAACAAATCCATATTGTACTGTTGGGAAAATGTTTAATGTATCATCTCTTGGATCAGGTAATGGGGGCAGTCCCAAGTCACGTGCTTGTTGTTCTAATCCTAATTGTACACCTGTAGCTTCCCATAAATCAATTAATTCTTGTATGTTTGCATCTGTACCACGTAAATTAAACAAACGTGATATTTCTGCATTTGCTAAATCTATCTGTGCTTGTACTGCGGCATCTAACCCTGGTGTTGGGCCTTGTATTGCTGTGTACAAATTGTTATAAATTGTTTGTAGCGTTGGTGTTTGAATCAACTTTATTAATTCTTGTATGCGTTCCCATGGATAAGGTAAACCAGACATGCAACCAAAGAAATCTGAATATGTATATGTTCCATTTGGCCCGCTCCCCAACGCTACTAATGCTAACGCGGCTTGTGTTTCGGATGTATCAACAGGTACGCTTGTGCCACCAACATCCGGTAAATCTTTTGTAGTTTCTAAATTAGCTACTGCTTGTGCAAATTTTTCAATTGGAACGTTACTAATTTTATTCACTTGTTGCATTGAATAACTAAATGCTCCACATGCTACTGCAATATCTTCAGGCAAAACACCCTGTAAATAAGAACCAAAACCGCGTGGAAGAATTTGATAGTTTACATTTAAGCCACCGCCTTCTATACGGTCGGAAGTATCTACAATTAATTTTAAATCTGGTACCGGTGCAACTGTTCTTGGTGTCGGACTAGCAGTTCCACTACCTGAACCGCCTTGCCCTAATCCACCTGCAAGATCACTGATTTTTACATCTTCAAAAATATTTGCCATTATTGATACCAATTCAAATTAGTAAATGCACCTGGTGTAGACTGTTCACCGATTGAATCAACTAGTGCTGGGCCAAGTAGTATAGGTGTGATTGCGTCACCTGTGTATATAGGATAATATGTTTTACTATTAGTTGGACCAGGGTCAGCATTATAAGCTGGAACAGTTAATGATGGGTAACTATTCGGAAACAGTTTCATTGGATTTAACAAGTCAGCTAATGTAGTTAATCCCTTTGTCTTGCAGTTCAAGCCTATTAATATTTCTTCTAAGTCTACCCCAGTAATTACCAACATAGCCGCATACGCTTTTTTCTGTGCTGTACGGGGGATGGGCTTGTTTAAAATCAATGCCTCTGTTTCTAATTGAGTTAGTCCACTAGCTAGTAACGCAAGCACAAGTGAGTTAGTTAGTGTATTATTTTTCTTACAAGTTTCAATTAAATTACTAGGTAAACCAAACGTTGACATTCTAGCAAGATTAATAGCTCTACCACTATTAATCAAATCTTGTCCAAATGCTTGTGTTGCTAAACTAACACCAGTAACATCGGCACTTATCAAGTCATTCATGTTACTATATGTACCATCTAAAAACGACAATGAATTTTGCATTGTCATAATATTCTTATTTGAATATTCCACAAATGCTCTTGTAGTTAAAAATGAACCCAAGAAATCAGTATAGTAACCTGTTAGATTTAATGTATCATTGTAATTAAATTCGTCATAGGCTTGCCATGCAAATAATCTAACGTATCCATAACTAGCAATTTCATCTGTATAACTACTACCTCCCCACCCAGGTGGATTAGTGTTGTCAAATGTAATAGGTCTAGTGTTGCCCAATGCTGGAACAGTTACAGTTCCGATTGAGAATAAATTTTCATAAGTTGTTAATGTTATATCACCTGCATCATAGCGAATCCAACCTTCACGTATTGCATCAGTGAGTTTGCTTAGTACTGTGTTAGAAACTAACGAACCATATGTATAGTCATCGACGGCAGTACTGGATCCCATATACCCTGCTTTTTTAGCATTGATATAAAAACCTTTGTTTTGTAATATTCCAGCTAGCGTGTTAACGCCTAGAGGACTTTGTTTACCGGAATTACTCATGGACAAAATACATCTGAACTACCTTCGGCAATTGGGTGTCCGCATGTAGTACTAGATCCTTTTCTAAGTAATGGTTTACCCTCAACATAGACAGTAGGACTACCTTCTGTTGTCCTTGATGCACTGTGTGGTGGGTGAGGTTTACCCCATGGTGAATGGGGTGTTATTTGACTGACATGTAGACCGGCAGGTTGTCCGTTAATGTATACGGTTTTTGCACCATTCATTATTTTTCCGCCCACTGTGTTGGCGTCGCCTAGTCTACTTGCACCTGCCATATTACCCCATTACAATTTTTTTATCTGGAATTTTAAGTCCAGTTGTCGCTTCAATATACTTCATCTTAACTGAATCTTCAGTTAAGCCATATAAAGAAACACTAGATGTATTTAGTCTAATTTCACCGTCGGGTTCAGCAGTGAAAATGCTAGGAATTAGTTGCATTCCGTGCTGTCCCGGTGCGATTGAAACAGGGTTTTCTATTCGAACTGTGTTTCCACCTGATTCAATTACTTTAGCGACCATTTCTTCGCCTGAGTTTAATTTAAATGTATATACTTGATTTGTAGATAGTACTAATTGCATTATGCGCTTTCTGTTAATTTTGTTTTGAGTTCGTTGAACCCACCAATCAATTCTCCATCCAAGAAGATTTGTGGTACTGTACGAGCATTTGGTACTGCTTCTAATAATTCTTCTTTTGTGTATCCGTCTCCGATTTTCTTTTCTTCAAACTGAATACCTTTACTTGTTAACAATGCCTTTGCTTGGTCGCAATAAGGACAGTGATACTTACTCCATACAACTGCTTTCATTTTATTTTTCCTTAAATATTTGGCAACTCATCATAGTCAAGTGCGTCACTCATAACGCCAATGACATAATTAGTTGATTCATTTTCTTGTAATGCTGTTTGTTTCTTGCTTGTGTCAGAATGCTTATTGAACCAAGGAATAGGTGTACTCTTTGGTGCTGGGTTAGTATATTTGATTCCAATATCATGCAATGCATTTTTTGCTGTATAATCAACAAAATCACATAAAATGTTTGCGTTCAATCCAATAACAGGACCGTACTTAAACAAATACTTTGCCCAATCTTTTTCTTCACGTATCACATCCATATAGATTTGATACACTTCTTGTTCGCATTCAACTTTGACTTTAGCGAAACGAGGATCTTCTTTGACTACAGTGTTGATTATCCATGCAGTCCATTCTTTGTGTAACAATTCGTCTTGTAAAATTAAACTAATGACGTTACCATTACCGATGAAGATTTTGTTCTCTACCATTGCTAAACTTGTAGCGAATGATACCATAAATCTAAATGCTTCTAAGGCATAACTTGCGTGTAGTGCTAACCAAATCGCTTTGATGTGTGAATGGTCAGAAACTGCGTCAAACCCTAATTCTTTTTTACAGTTCATCATGTGCAAGTCATCATAGTATTTGCCAACACTAGAAGCCATAGCTACAATTTCTTCAGTGTCGTGAATAGTGTTGAACACATCTTTAGGCACATTATAGATATTACGAATAATGTGGCTATAACTACGACTATGAATGTTTGTTTCAAAGAACGACCAGTTATACATCAGTGCTTCTAATTCTGGAATAGAACACACTGGTGTAAAGATTTGACTTGGTCCACGACCTTGTAAACTATCAAGTGCTGTTTGACGCAATAGATTACTAGTGAATATATGACGCACAGTATCGCTTGCATCTTTAAAATCATTAGCATCTTTTGTTAATGAAATCTCTTCTGGAACCCAAAAGAACCCACGTGCTGTTTGTTCAATCTTGGCTAGTTTATTATACTTGACTTCTTCAAAACGCTGAATAGTAACAGGACCCTCTGGGTCTAGAAACATTTTGCGTTGTAAATAATCTGTTTTGGTATTTAAGTTATACTGTGCTTTACTCATAAATTAAAATTGGTCGTGTTCTGTAGAAGTTTTGTTTGCAACAGTAGATGTGGCACCAACTGCTTCACTAATCAAGTCAAAGTATCCAACACCAACTTCACGCTGATGTTTAACTGTTGTGAAGCCACGTTCTTGTGCGGCAAACTCACGTTGTTGCATTTCTGAATAGCCAGCCATACCACGTTCTTTGTATACTTCTGCTAATTCAAATGTAGCTAAGTTTACACTATGAAAGCCCGCAAGTGTAATGAATTGGAACTTATAACCCAATTCTCCTAGTTCACGTTGGAATGTTTCACATTCTTCTACTGACAAGAACTTGCGCCAGTTAAAACTTGGAGAGCAGTTGTAGGCAAGCATTTGATCTGGGAACTGTGCGTGAATGGCGTCTGCAAATTTCTTGGCTTGCTTAATGTCTGGGGTGGAAGTTTCAAACCAAAGCAAATCAGCAAAAGGAGCATAAGCCAAGCCACGAGCGATACAAGCATCAATGCCATTCCTGAATTTGTAAAATCCTTCTTCTGTGCGTTCATTTATAATAAAATCCTTATCTAATGGGTCATGGTCTGATGTAATTAATGTTGCGGCTTCTGCATCTGTTCTCGCCATAATAACCGTGTCTACTCCTGCAACATCAGCCGCTAATCGTGCGGCGTTCAATGTACGAATCATTTGACTTGTTGGTACTAATACTTTGCCACCTAAGTGACCGCATTTCTTTTCACTTGCTAGTTGGTCTTCAAAGTGAACACCGGCTGCACCCGCTTCAATCATATGTGTCATTAACTCATATGCGTTCAATGCACCACCGAAGCCTGCTTCTGCATCTGCTACGATAGGCAAGAAATAATCTGTTGTTACATTACCTTCACTGTGTTCAATTTGGTCAGCACGACGGAATGCGTTGTTGATGCCTTTCACTACACGAGGAACACTGTCAACAGGATATAGACTTTGATCTGGATATGTTGTATTGCTTGTGTTGTTTGCGGCTGCTACTTGCCAGCCACTTAAGTAAATTGCTTTCAACCCTGCTTTAGCGTGTTGTACAGCCATTTGACCGTTATATGCACCTAGTGTGTTGATATAGGGTTCGTTAGCTAATAGTTCACGCAATTTGTATGCGCCTCGTTTTGCTAATGTGTGTTCGATCTGTACACTACCTTGTAGCTTCTGTACCGTTTCTTTTGTATAGTTTCTTTTTTTCACGTGTGTGTCCTTAAAGTTTACATGCTTCACAATCTTCTTCCGCATCAAAATCAATTGCTTCTAGCGGAGCTTGTGTTTCTTCTTCTGATTTACTACCTTGCTTATTTATTAAGCTGTAATAAAATGTTTTTAGTCCCCACATATGTGATTGCATTAAGTTCTTAGCAATCAACGTTGTAGGCACTTTTCGATTTGGGAAATGTGCAGGATTATAGAAAGTGTTAGTTGAAATAGATTGGTCTACGTATGCTTGGATAACAGCCGCAGTTTTCAGATATCCATCACAATCAGATTGATCCCACATTAACTGATACTTGTTCTTCAATTTATGATATTCAGGCACAACTTGAGTGAATGACCCGGCTTTACTTTCTTTTACTGTAATTAAACTCATTGGCATTTCAATACCATTTGTAGAGTTAATCACAACACTACTAGATTCAACAGGGGCAACTGCCATTTGCGTTGCATTACGCACACCATAACTTCTCATCTTTGCACGTAAACCTTCCCAGTTTAGTTCTGGTGTAAAGTCTGCTAACTCATTGACTCCCTTCGCTCTGCGTTCCCAAGGGAAAACACCTTTACCATAATATGTTTGGTCACTGTTTTTACAACGTCCTCTTTCTTCTGCCAATTCAACAGAAGCCTCAGTTAGATAGTATGCTTGATGTTCCATCCAACTCTTAACTTCAGCTAATGCATCTTTTTCACCGTACTTGAAACTGCGCTTTGCATGCCAATAAGCCAAGTTAGTGATGCCGATTCCAATAGGGCGAATTTCTTCATTAGACAGTCTACTTTGAATACTTAGAAAATCTTGGTAATCCAAAATGTTATTAAGACTGCGATGCAAAATGCGGCAAGCACGGCGCATGTCTTCCGGATTTCTAAAGGCACCCCAGTTGATACTGCCGAGCGTACACAAAGCGATGCGACCATCAGCATCATCCAAACGTTTAAAAGGTTTTGTAGGTAGTAAGATTTCACAGCAAAGGTTACTCTGATAAATTGTATGGTATTCGGGGTCAAACGGACCTTGGTTCATAACGTTGTCTATGAATACCAAATAGATACGACCAGTGTCAGTGCGTTCTTTTAATATGCCGCCTTTGAATACTTCTTCGGCTGACATTGTTTTCTTTCTTAAACCTTTTTGCTTTTCATACTTGACATACAGTTCTTCAAAAAGCTCAGTGTTTTGATAGAAGGCTTCGTAAAGATCCGGGCACTCATTGGGGTCAAAGAAAGTGATATTCTCTTTGTTTTTAAATCGTCTCCAAAAGAAACTTGACAGAACCACGCCGTAGTCCATATGACGGACTCGTGTCTCTTCCGTACCCTGATTGTTTTTGAGTACAATAAGGTCATCAAACTGGTGATGCCAAATGGGATAAAAAACCGTAGCTGACGCATTGCGAATACCACCTTGTGAACATGAACGTAAATCACCAAACCATTTCTTTAAGAATGGGATCATACCTGTGTGCATAATTTCGCCACCTCTGATGGGACTGCCAAGGGGCCTCAAACGACCAATCTCTAAACCTATCCCTGCCCGTTTAGAGGCATACTTAGCCATCATCTCACCAGATGCGAAAATACTATCTAAATCATCATCACTACGAATCAATACGCAAGAGCTAAATTGCTTAGTAGGTGTTCCCAATCCCGCAAGCACAGGTGTTGCGAGTGTGAACAATCCGTCGCTTGCACAGTTGTAGTATTCTTTGATGTATCGCATTCTTGCGTTGTTTGGTTCTTCTTTGTGGAAGACAGTTGCAGAAGCGACCATATACCGAATTTGTGGAGTTTCATATATTTCCTTTGTGCTACGATTTTTAACTAGATATTTCTCAATCAGTTGTTCGATTGCCGCATAAGAATATTGCTCATCCTTTTCATGCTCAAGCATGTCATTCATCTTGTTCCAATCTTCTTCACTATACCATTCTAATAGTTCGCTAGTGTACAGACCGGTGGCAACGTTCTTTTTTACAATTTCATAAAGGTGCGGAACCTCATAGTCACCGTATACGTCTTTACGTAGCATTGAAAGACGCATCTTACCTGCTACATATTGATAATTAGTGTGCCCAACATCTGGATTATGTTCTACGTCAATCAAATCTACAATTGCTCGTAGTGTGATTTCATCGATTTCTTTAGTAGTGATTCCATCATAAAAATGAAGTTGAGATTTAATCTCAATCATCGATGGACTTACATCTGCTATACCACTACATACTTTCGCCACTTGTGCTTGCCATTTCTCTAACATTAACGGCTCTCTTTTACCGTTTCGCTTAATGACGTTTATGTTCATGCTTCACCTATTTGTTGTTTTATTTTTTGTATATTCAAACTACTGATTATTTTAAAGTCTTTTAGATTATTACTTAGCACCGTATCGGGCCAGTAATTAAGTATATATTTTGCGTTGTCAACCAGGACTAATACAAATTCTTCACTATTATCGTCGGTTGCGATACAAAAGTCAATGTCTGTTACACCCGTTAACAACAATGTATATATCATTCCCAATCCTCTTGCTACGTTGCAATAGATATTCTCATTTAACAATTCCCAGGGTCCTGGCCAATTGTCAATGTCAAATGGATGAAGATGATGGTTGACTAGAGGCGCATATTGCCACCATTTATCGATTAATTGACATTTGGTTTCTAAATCTGCGTTTTCTAGGGATTTGCGTAAGTCGTGCCAACTTCTAAGTCTGGCTTCAAAGTTCAATTGGAATACATTAATCACAACGTATTTAACAAATCTGTAAAAGACTTGAAAAATACGTTATGAATTATATTGATTAAGCGTATGTACCGTTTAGTGTATACCACTGAGTAGTAGTTGTTGATATGAAATCTAACTTACCACCTGCTGGTAATGAGTACGATGCGTTTGCGGCTTGAGAGTTAATTACACCGTTAGTGCCAGGATATACTAACAGTGCGTTTGCACTAGTATTGACAACTGCCATTCTTAAACCAGCAACTACTGGAAGAATAACACCTGCACCTGAAGCAACAGTAGAAACTACGTTAAAGTCTTTAGTAATTGCAGTTGCGTTACCTTGAACTGTGCCTGCCGCTGATATACCGGTTGCAACACTGAATACATGGTTTGTAGTAGCAATTACGTTACCACCAGTAATATTACCAGTAGCAGTAATTAAACCACCTGTAGTTACGTTACCGCCGGTTACGTTACCTGTAACGCTGAATGTGCCGTTAGCGTTGTATAATCTTGCTTTGATGTTACCTGTTAAGAAACCACCTGTAGCGAATACGATATCCTTAGTTGTACCAGTGTTACCAGTAGCGATGACTAAGTTGCCACCAAAACTTGCATTACCTTGAACGAATAAATAACCATCGCCGGCTGCTGTTACGGTGTAGTTAGCGTCATTAAATGTGTTACCAGTGAAACCTATATCAGTCCAAGACTGAGTATCGTCACCATTATTACCATATGCAGTAATGTCAGCAGAACCAGTTCCTGTACTGTTAACTACAGCGACTTGAACATATGTTAAACCATTATCTTTGAAAATAGCGATTGGGTTAGTAAATGATGTTGATGAGGCGCCATTACCAATGTACAAATCTGTTCCACCAATAATGTTGCCAGTTGCACTTATAACACCACCTGTGTTGATATTACCACCACCGATATTACCTGTTGCAGTAATTAAACCAGCAGTACCTAAATTACCTACGTTAGCATTGCCAGTTGAACTTAATGTTGTTGCAAATACACCAGTAGTATTAACGTTTCCTGCACCTACGTTACCAGTTGCAGTGATTAGACCACTTGTTCCTATGTTACCGATATTTGCGTTACCAGATACAGATAAAGAAGTTAATGTACCTACTGCGGTCAAACTAGATGTAACAACAGTAGATTTTAACGTTGTTCCTGACAAGTTTGCGGCGTTTGCTTGTATTACAGTATTAGATGCGGCTGTTAATCTGCCTTGTGCATCTACTGTAAATGACGCAACAACATCAGAGCCACCATATGAAGCCGCTGATACTGTTGTATTGTTAAGACTGAATACTGTACCACTTAGATTTAGACCAACACCGTTGCTATAAACTTGTGATGTACTGAACAATGCAAAGTTAATGTTTGTAGTACCAAATGTAATAGTACCGGCTGTATTACATACATAAGCAGTACCAATGTTTACGTTACCACCAGATACAAAGAAATAATCGTTTTCGCTCAAGTCGCCGGCGCCTGTACCATACGAATCGGTGTCAGTAGAACGAACAATAGTTGTTGAGTTAGCCCAAGTATAAACGCCATTCCATGCGGCATTTGCTTCGTTCTTAACAAGAATACGAGTTCCAACAGTTTGTACGTTTGCAGTATCAATTAAATTAAAACTACCGGTTGTAACTAAGTTAGCGTTAACCCCGGCGGTTCCGTTGTTGTATGTAATTGTACCACCCGTTGTAGTAGCCAATGTTGTAGTTGTTGCGGCATTGACTGCGGCGTGATAATATAGACCAGTAGAAACTAATCCATCAACATATGCTTTAGTAGCCGCATCGCTGTTGGCACTTGGTGTACCTAAGTTGTTAATGTAGTTTGAATTCATGTTGACGTTTGCGCCAAATGAACCTGAACCTGTTGCTACTAATGCAGTAGTACCTATGTTACCAACGTTAGCATTACCTGTTGCACTTAGTGTAGTTGCAAATACACCTGTTGTATTAACATTACCTGAGTTTACATTACCAGTAGCAGTAATCAATCCAGCTGTACCAATATTACCAATGTTTGCATTACCTGTTACAGATAAAGCACCACCTGTTACTAAGTTACCAGCAGTAACATTTCCAGTCGATGTAATCAATCCAGCTGTACCAATATTACCGATGTTTGCATTACCTGATACACTTAATGATGTTAATGTACCAGTGCTTGTGATATTTGGTTGAGCCGCAGTTGTTACTGTGCCTGCTGTGCCAGATGTTGCTACATTCAAGTTGGCAACTTGTGTTGTACTTGTTACAACTAACGGAGCAGTACCTATAGACACACTTGATACTAATTGACCAGCAGTTTTTAAATTACCACCCGTGACGTTACCAGTAGCTGTAATCAACCCAGCTGTACCAATATTACCAATGTTTGCATTACCTGATACAGTTAATAATGCCGCAGTTGCAGTTCCACCGGTGACCAAATTACCACCAGTGATATTACCGGTTGATGTAATCAATCCAGCGGTACCGATGTTGCCGATATTAGCATTACCCGTTACACTTAATGCGCCGCCTGTTACTAAGTTACCAGCTGTTACGTTACCGGTTGCAGTAATTAAACCACCTGTGCTAATATTAGCACCAATAACGTTACCGTTAACACTTAGTACATTTGTTGATTTATTAAATGTGAAGTTTGCTGAACCACCGAAACCATCATTGTCATTAAATTGAACTTGTGTGTTTGAACCACCTGCTTGTTGGAAATCAACTGGACTTCCGTTAGCGTAGTAATAATTGTCTGTTTTGATACCACCAGTAGAAGTGTTACCAGTGACATTTAAATAACCTTGAGTATATATACCCTCTGCACCATCTGTTGTTTCGATTCCAAAGATGTTTGCTTTACCTGATGAATTGAATTGTAATGCGGCTGCTTGATTATCAGCTAAATCCCATACAACATTATTTTGTTCAATAGAACCGATACCACCATTCTGTACATAGAATGCATAGTTACCAACGCCAGAACCTGATGCATTACCTAATACACCAATATTATATCCACCTGAGTGTGTATCAATTGCATAACCACGCACACCAACTGCGGCACCAGTATCAGCACTTGCTGTTACATATGCTTGACCTCTTACACCTGTACCTTGTGTAGTACCAGAAGTCAATGCGCCTGCAACCACACCATTGCCAACTGAACCATTAGCAATTACTGATGATGTAGTTACGTTTCCAGTAGCACTGATTAAACCCGTAGTTTTTAAATTACCACCTTGAATATTACCTGTTGCAGTTATTAGGCCACCTGTACCTAAATTACCTACGTTAGCGTTACCACTTGCACTTAATGTACCTGATATATTTGCACCAGTACCCGTTGTAGTGAAGATATTTGCATTTCCACCCACACTAATTGTGACGTTTCCACCAACGCCAACAATGTCTACGTTACTTGTACCGTTTGCGATAGATGATACACTGATATCACCTGCATTTAATGTTCCTGTTACTGATAAATTTGCTACTGTTAGTGTGCTAGTATTGTTTGCATATACAAAACTTGTTGAACCACCTAAGTTACCAGAATCATTGAAAACAACTTGAGTGTTAGATGTAGACAAAGTAGGGAATGGAGATACTGCCCCGTTAGCTTGTTTTAATTGTAACTGACTACTTGTGCTATCAACAAAAAGAGTAGACTTACCACTGGCAGGGGTGGGTATTGAACTAGCAGATTCTTGTTTTAAAATTAATGACATTTTTTATTCCTATAACTCGTATTTATCTATATTTCACATTGGATATTCCATCAACAGAGAGTATCATATTTTATGCTCCTCGCACCATGCAGCCATTGAACCAAGTAATAGCCGGATTATTAACTGCGGTAACAGTTACACTTCCACCAGACCCCTGTTGAACATATATTTCAAAATAGTCAGTGGATCCATTGGCATAGACCAATGAATTAACAGTCATTGCCCAGAAACTACTAGCAATTTGAGTTCCACTTTGGTTTGTACCACGTTTGTATTCTGATCCGTTTTTGTAAAGAATAATCATCATTTCACCGGTGCCGCTAGCGCCATCTAATCTAACTTCAGCGTTTAATTGATAGTAACCTTCTACTGTGGGAGTGAATCTTGAACTGGCATAGTTGCTGTTGGTATCAAATTCTTCTGTTTGGAACAAAACTTTTTGTTGACTACCTGAGGTTATAGTTTGTAATGTCGCATTTGCGTAGGCACTAAATGCCGGTCCGTTGACTGCTTGCTTGCCGCTAACTTGATACTGACCAGCAATACTTACATTACCTGTGTCTGTTAATGACAATAATGTTCCACTATAAGCACTGTTAATGATTTCGAATGCACCTGTGCTGTTTAGTCGGAATGATTTATTTGGGTTGGTTGCACCACCAGAAGTATTTGTAGCTTTCAAAAAGTCTGCGTATCCTGTGCCGCCTTGTGTGTTGGCTGCGCTAATTGTAATACCATAACCTGTAGCAGATGCTGGCGTATAAGTAATAGCTACATTCCCATTAGGTATACTTAAATTACCATGTGTAGCATTACCAGTAGAACTCATAATGCCGGCGGTGATAATATTACCACCAGTGATGTTACCAGTAGCAGTAATCAATCCACCTGTAGTAATGTTACCATGTGTTGCATTGCCAGTAGAACTCATTATACCGGCGGTGATAATATTACCACCAGTAATATTACCTGTAGCTGTTATTAACCCTGCAGTACCAATATTACCTACGTTAGCATTTCCCGTAGCACTTACTGCACCACCGGTAACTAAGTTACCTGCTGTTACATTCCCGGTTGCTGTTATTAAACCAGCAGTACCTATGTTGCCAATATTAGCATTACCTGATACAGAAAGAGATGTTAGTGTTCCAGTGCTTGTAATGTTTGGTTGTGCATTTGTATAAATTGTACCTGCTACTAATGCATTGCTAACTTGACCTGATACGTTAGCACCTGCTACACTATTTGCGGTAGCGGCATAATTTACTTGACCTGATACGTTAGCACCTGCTACACTACTTAACCCACTTCCATCTCCGCTAAAATACGGTGATGTTAATAATCCTGTTACGTTATTGAATGTAAATCCCGCATTAGCACCAAACACCCCTGCATCATTGAATTGAACCTGTGTGTTTGCACCACTTGGATTGGCACTACCGCCACCACCTGTTTGTGCGGTCCAAGTTAGATTACCAGTACCATCTGTTTGTAATACGTATCCATTAGTACCACCGGTAATAATAACATTCGCTACTGATGCTGTCAATGATGTAACTGGGCTACCAACATCTTCTAACACACCGTCTATCTGAAATGTACCATCTATTGTAATAGGTTGTGAAAACAATCCTTGATGGTTAGCAGTTACATAATAAGTTTCACCTGCATTGATTACGTACGGCATCGGGGAAGTAATCGATGTATTGCCACCTCCACCACCTGCTGCCCAACTTAGATTACCTGCGCCATCGGTAGTTAGCACGTAACCATCAGTACCGCCGGTGATAGTTACATTCGCTACATCACCTAAATCAGTATTACCTGTGACCGTTAAAGTTGGTGTGCTAACGTTACCATTCTCGTCAATGATAACTACTATATTTCCTGCACCGTCATCGACGGAGAAACCACCAACTGAATTTAACGATTTAATTGCCATTTTAGATTAATCTATATTGTGTTGTCCAAACTGTACTGTTGCTACTTGCAGGTGTTACTTGTAGTCTAATAAATCCACCTGATATATTAACTGCCAAACTACCAGTATAGCCACCTAATTGAACAGTTCCAAATGTTGCATAATCAACGTTAGCACCATCAGTTACAGCTTGAACTTGAGCAACACTATATTTTGCTCCAGTAGAATCAATACCTTTAACCAAATATTCTACTCCTGTTACACCAGTAACACTAAAACTTGCAATAGTTTGGTTAGCAGTAATACTTGAAGTTGTTACAGAAGCCCAAGTTGTTACAGTATTTACTGTGCCATTACCAATGTTTAAATTTGTTGCTACGTTGGCTGCACCGCTAGAGATAAGGTTACCACCAGTAATATTACCAGTCGCCGTAATCAAACCGCCTGTACTAATATTACCGTGGGTAGCATTGCCTGTTGAACTCATTATACCAGCAGTAATAATATTACCACCAGTGATGTTACCTGTAGCAGTAATCAATCCACCTGTAGTTAAGTTACCACCTGTGATATTGCCTGTAGCAGTAATCAATCCACCTGTACCAATATTACCAATGTTAGCGTTGCCAGATACTGTTAATATTGCCGCGTTCGCAGTTCCACCGGTGACCAAATTACCACCAGTGATATTACCGGTTGCTGTGATTAGACCTGCTGTTCCGATGTTACCAACGTTAGCATTACCAGTAGCAGATATTACACCACCAGTTACTAAGTTACCACCTGTAATATTGCCTGTTGCTGTAATTAACCCTGCGGTGCCTAGGTTGCCTACGTTCGCATTACCAGTTGAACTTAATGTTGTAGCAAATACACCTGCAGTGCCTAAGTTACCAACGTTAGCGTTTCCTGTAACTGTTAATATACCAGCAGTACCAATGTTACCAATGTTTGCGTTGCCTGATACGCTTACACTTGTTAATGTACCAACTGCTGTAATCTGTGTCTGACTTGCATTTACACTGAATGTAGTACCAGTTAATGTTAAACCAGTACCAGCGTCATAAACTTGTGATGTACTGAATAATGCAAAGTCAATGTTTGTTGTACCAAACGTAATTGTTCCTTGAGTTGTACAAACATATGCACTACCTTCATTTACAACACCGCCTGTTACAAAGAAGTAGTCATTTTGGCTCAAGTCAGTTGTACTAGTTGGACCGTAAGTATCAGTGTCAGTAGAACGAACAATAGCTGTTGTGTTAGCATATGTGTAAACACCATTCCATGCCGCGTTAGCTTCGTTCTTAACAAGAATACGTGTGCCAACAGTTTGAACGTTTGCACCGTCAATTAAATTGAATGTACCTGTTGTACTAATATATGCACCAATACCATTTGCGGCTCCATTTGGTGAATTGTATGCTGTTGTACCACCGGTAGCAGTAGCCAATGTACCTGTAGTTGCGGCTAATACTGGTGTGTGATATGAAAGACCTGTTGCAACTAAATCGTCAACATATTGTTTAGTAGCCGCATCTGATGCAACTTGAGGTGTAGCTAAACTTACAATGTTGAAGCTGTTCATATTTAGGTTTGCACCAAATGAACCTCCACCTGTTGCTACAAGAGCAGTTGTACCAATGTTACCTACGTTAGCATTACCACCTACACTTAATATACCTGCGGTAAGTAAGTTACCACCTTGAATATTACCTGTTGCTGTAATTAATCCACCAGTGCCAATGTTGCCAATGTTAGCATTGCCAGTAACTGATAATGCACCACCAGTTACTAAGTTGCCTGCTGTTACGTTACCAGTAGCACTTACAACACCACCGGTATTAATATTGCCACCGCCGATGTTACCAGTTGCGGTAATTAAACCGCCAGTACCAATGTTACCAATATTAGCATTACCACTGACACTTAATGTTCCAGTGACGTTAGCACCTGTACCGGTAATCACTACAACGTTGGCGTTTCCTACTGCTGAAATATTGACATTGCCGTTAGCAGATGGAATACTTACATTACTGTTACCATTAACTATACTTGATGTTGATGGAGGGGCTACCCAAGATAATGCACCTGAGCCGTTAGTCTGTAATAGATAGTTTGCACTACCACCAGTGATAGTTACGTTACCAACTGCACCTAAGTTACTGACACCAGTAACTGTCAATGTACCTGTATTTGTTAAACCGGTAGTATTAATATTGCCACCGCCGATGTTGCCGGTTGCTGTGATTAATCCTGCTGTACCCAAATTACCTACGTTAGCATTACCAGTAGAACTTAATGTTGTTGCGAATACACCAGTAGTATTAACGTTACCTACGTTGGCATTACCAGTAGCACTTACCATTCCACCAGTATTAATATTTCCACCACCAATGTTGCCAGTAGCAGTAATTAATCCTGCAGTACCTAAATTACCTACGTTAGCATTACCGGTTACTGTTATTAAACCACCTGTAACTAAGTTAGCACCTGTGATATTGCCAGTAGCAGTAATTAAACCTGTGCCTACATTACCAATATTGGCGTTGCCAGTTACACTTAATGTACCGTTAACTACTTCACCTGAGCCAGTTATGACAACAACGTTTGCGTTACCTGCGCTACTAAATGTAAGGTTAGCACTACTTAATACTTGAATGTTACTAGTGCCATTTTGCAAACTAGAAGTACTAATCGTTACGAAACTGAGGTTTCCGGCGCCATCAGTCTGAATGACTTGTCCAGAAGAACCGCCAGTAACTCTAACGTTACCGATTGCATTTAAATTTGCTATTCCCGTTGTAGTGATGTTTGTAGTAGTTACGTCACCGTTTGCTAATATAATATTAGACGGTGTTTCACCTACTGAGAAACCTGCTACTGAATTTAAGGGTTTAATTGCCATAACTTTATCCTATTTCTTATATTTATCTAAAACCATTATGGTGCATACTGAGTAATCAGCATTTTATATGTTACTGGATTACTTGTACTAGGTGTCACCATTAAAACCATCGATGGAGGAGTTACTAAATCTCCTGGATCGTAATCTATTTCAAAATTACCAACACCACCGTTAACAAAAAGACTTGCATATTCATTGAATGATACAGTTGCATCATAGTAAAGTGCGCTAATCTTACATGATTGTCTGCTTGGACCCGCTGGTTCTGTCGCAATAATCTCGAATTCTACTCCTGATATATCACTAACAGGAACAGAGTATAAAACTTGTTGCGGTGAACTACTTGCAGTTGTTGCAAAATATACTAAGCTAGTAGACCACTTATACACCCCAGATCCAATTTGGAAGCTGTTTGCAATTAAGTTTCCGCCGACTTGAACTGTATGTGTTACGTTGTTATATGTAAAATATGCATCAGCACCAAAATCACCGTTATTATTATATTGTACTTGTGTGTTACTACCACCGGCTGTTCCATTGCCACCGCCGCCACCAGCGGTCCAGCTTAAGTTACCTGAACCATCAGTTTGCAATACGTATCCATTCAGACCGCCGGAAATCTTTAAATTACCTACGTTTCCTAAATTAACACTTGATGCACCCTGGAAGTTCGCAGTAGAGTTACTCTTAATGGAAGGTACTGTTAATCTACCTGTACCCGTATCATAAACAAATGTGTTGTCACCGCCAAAGTCACCGCCACTATTAAATTGAACAGATTCGTTTGTACCTCCAGGTGAGCCTCCACCTCCGCCGCCACCTGTTGACCAGTATAAGTTACCAGTGCCATCAGTAGCAAGAACTTGTCCACCTGTACCACCAGTGATGTGAATATTTGATAATGTACCTAACGATATGTTTGGACTACCGGCTGAGTTTAAATTACCAGCCACTCTTAATACCGCAGATGTGTTAACAGTCAAGTTGCTGTTAATAATAACTTTATTTGAAAAAGTTGCGTTAGGTGCTGTGAGATTTGCACCGAGACTGAGGTTAGAACCCGAGAAATTCCCTGAGATATTGATGTTACCTAAGCTAGTAGTGTCCCCGTCAATAGCTAATGATTCTAATGTGCCCAATAACGTAATGTTTGCTTGATGTGGTTGTGCCACATAATTAGCAACGTCAGTGGTTAATCCTGAGACGTAGTAACCATTACCAATTAGATATTCACCAACGACATTACCAACTGCTGATAAGTTACCGACAGAAGCAATATCGTTTACTTCCAAATCACCTGTAACACTTAAATTTCCTGTAATTGTCACTGTATCATCAGGTGAATTACCTGCTGTAATGTTTTCAACAGTTAATGTATTCGTAGACTTGTTATATGTAAATCCAGCATCACCACCGAATGTTCCTGCATCATTAAACTGAATCTGAGTATTTGCCCCACCAGGTGAGCCATTGCCACCGCCGTTGCCTGTCTGTGCAGTCCATGTTAGATTGCCCGCGCCATCTGTCTGTAATACGTATCCGTTAGTTCCGCCACCTATCTTAATATTTGCGACATTGCCTAGGCTTAAGTTACTACCGTCCCATGTTACATCAGGGATGCCATCAAACTGCCCATCATTGTTAAATTGAATTTGTGTGTTTGAACCACCGGCAGCAGTACTCAGTGGACTACCATTTGACCAATAGTAGTTGTTTGAATATACCTTGTTGGCAGATACATTACCGGCTAAATTAAGAAAGTTTGATACTACATTACCGTTTGCGTCAATAACCTCGACGGCAGGTATACCAACACTGAAGCCACCTAATGTATTAAATAATTCTGATGCCATAAAAAGTTTCCTGGTCTTATTGTTATCATATATTTATCTTTACCCGTTAATTAAATTTGACGAAAAAAGCTCCCGAGAAATCTTTTTTCTAAATACACTATGCTCACACAACAACCAGCAAGACCATTTTGTAAAAATTGTAAAGTTAAATTGGCTAAGCCCAATGGAATAAGCAAGCATGGCTTTAAGAAGTGGCACAAGTATTGTGTCACCTGTTCTAAAGTTGCATATAATAGTAAATTTGGATTTTTACTCAACAAGAAAGACAGTTGTGAGCAATGTGGGTTCGTTCCAGAGGATACGTGCCAATTAGATATTGCTTATAAAGACGGTGATAATAAGAACAAAGATAAGCGCAATACCAAGACGTTATGTGCTAATTGCAATAGGTTACATCAAAAAAAGTTGAGAGAAAAACGAAAAAAATTATTAGACATAACAGTAGATGCAGATGTGCGAATTTAGTAACTTTTTTCCTCAATGATAACAGAACCCATTAATACGTTTATTTTCTTTTTAAGTTCTGCTCTATAATCATTTTTTAAGTAGACTTGTCGAGCCAATTGTATAAACTCATCATCAAATCTTTGTTCTTTTTCATGTTTGCGCTTACTATCTTCAATATCCCACAGGTCCTGATTTACCATTAATAGTTGTTTATAGTAAACGTTTAGTTCCAACGGAGCTGTTAATTTGTCTGCTATTGCACGTAGTTGAATTAATTCTTTAGTCACGTTCTCTACTTTTAATGGATCATTTAACCGAGCAATTTTAATTGTTAAGATTGTTATCTTATCAATTAGTTCACCGACGCTGATTGGAGCCATGATTATCATAATATTATATATCTTAAAAATAAGTGCCTAACAAAAAGCGCACCGAAGTGCGCTTAGTGCCTTCCCATCCCGAGGGTAGAATTATAGATCACCCGGCAAACGACCAGATGGGCCTTTTGAAGTTTCCCATCCTTTGTTTCCATGTTTGCCCATAGCGCCTACCATACCGCTATTTGAGCTCCAGAAGGTATTTGCAAACATTAGTAATAATACGCCAATAGTCATTAAGATTTCACCTGGTCCGCCGAAGCCTTGCATACCTGTTAATGCTTGACCACCAAAAAATTGTGCTAGGGCGCCGCCTATAATACCGGTGTGCATTAATTGAATTAATTTACCTTGCCAGTTGCCAGCTAAGCCCTCTGCAACTTGTTCAGGTGATTGTCCTTGTTGGGCTTGAACGATTTTATCAAACCCCAATGCTTTAGCAACTTTAATAGCGTTTTCTCTGCTAGGAGTATAATCACCACCGGTAACTTGCTTAACTTGTTGTGCGATTTGTTCAGCAGTATCTCCACCTAAATATTTCATTAATTTTGGCACTGCTGCCTTAAGTGTGTCTAAGATACCTTCATCAAGTTGAACTTTGGGTTGACTGTTTTCATTGATGATATCTAAATAGTTTCTAAAAAGCTGTGTACTCATACTAAATCCTTTAATATATTTATCAAAAAAGGCTCCGAAGAGCCTTTTTGATTTTGTATTTCCAAAATTTGATTATTGGAATGTCAAGTTTTGAACAGCGATTTCACCAACATAGTCAGCCGCGTTACCGAAGCTAGATGCAGTGTTTGTCAATTCGATGTAACCATAACGTGTCATAAATGATACGACTGGTTCGAATGTTGAAGGATCTAGAACAACACCAGAACTCATCAATGGAATGTATGGGCAATAGAATGCTGCCGCATCAGTTTCAGATGAACCCTTGTAACCTACTAATACAGGTGTTGTGTCTGGAGCGTAAGAGTCAACGAAAACTCTCATCGCACCGTTCAATGTACCAACGAACTTAGTGTTTGTTGGAGCTTCGAATGTACCTTCTGTAGTACGAGCGAAAGCAGAAGTAGTTGCAGATTGCAATACTGTCAATGCCGCGCTAGATACAACAGCCCAGTTACCAGCACCACGGCGTGTGCGTTGTGCGATCAAGTTAGCAACACGGTTGATTAGAACAGCTAAGGCAGCGTGTTCGTCACCAACGTAAGTAGCTGTACCAGATACTGTAGCTTGGTTGTATGTGTACTCAGTTGTAGCTAATGTACGTAGAGACAATAAGATTTCTTGGTCGATTTCAGCAGTAATTTCTTGTGCTAAAGCGGCCATGATTTCTGCTTCAACGTCAATACCATGTTGGCTTTGAGCGTCTTGAGCCGCTTCAAATGTCCAACGTGCTTGCAACTTACGGCTCTTAGCTTCAACAGCTTGACGTAAGATTTGTACGCTGATTTGCTTACCACCGTTGCCTTCTAAGGCAGCAGTGTCGTTACCTGTGTAGTAACTTGTTGTGTCGTCAGCATATGGTGTACGTGAATATGCTTGAGCAATTTTGAATGGGCTCAATGCTTCTTCACCAGCTGTAACGCTAGTTTGTGCCGCGCTATTGTCTGTTAAAGACTGTGCGTAGCGTACACGTAATGTGTGAATCTGACCAACTGGACCTGTCATTGGCTGAACGCCTACCAACTCGTTAGCGATAACTGTTGGCATTACACGACGGATAACTGGAAGAATAACGCGGTTTAGAGTAGCGATATTACCTGCAGTTGTTGTACCTGCTGAAGATTCCTTCAATAGTGCTTTCTTAGTGTTTTCTAAGATAACACCCATAGTTGAGCGGCGAGTACCTTTTAAGCCTTCTAGTAGGGCTTCTTTAGTCTCGTCCCAACGGCTTTCTAATAGAACTTGTGACATTTATATTTCTCCTATTTTATGTCTTTTAATTTTAAAGCCCTGCCAGACGCTTGATTTCGATGACGTTATTACGGTCTTCGCTATCAACTTCTTGTGGTTTGGCAGATTTATCACCAGTAGCTTCGCTAATCATCTTTGATTCAGCTAGATTTTGTTTTGCAACAGTTTTCTTTTCTGAACCAGTGTTTAGCACTGCTGGTAGATACTTATCGAAAGCAGACTGCAATTTTGCAGTTTGTACGCTTTCTAGTAGGCTCTTCATTGTGGCTGCTTTTTCTTCGTTCAATGGTGCTAGTAAATCTCCTAGAACCTTTTCACGTTGATTGCTTTCCTTAATGATGCGAACCTCACGATCCTTACTTTCAACTAATTTCTTAGTTTCATTAATCTGTGCGATAGATTCAGCTAGTTGCTGGTCTTTTTCTTCTAACGCTTGCATTAGTTTGCGTGTTTCAGCCTTGTCATTTAGGTGAGTAACTGAGAACTCGCTTGCAAAACTTTCAAAGATACGGCGACCAAAATTGTTCTCACGAGCAACTTTAATGTCTTCCTTCAACTGGCTCATTTCGCCCTTTAGATGTTTAGTTACAATTGTATTCAAACGAGATGCAGATTCAGCCACAAAACGTGACTTCAATGCTTCTAGTTGTTTACGACCTTCAGCAACTAACTTAACCTTAGCTTCAACAACAGCTTGCTTGTCTGTAGCGAATTCTTTGATTTCGCGGGCAAGAGCATGAACAATGAATTGTTCTAGCTTTTGTTGATTTTCTAATTGAATTTTACGCTCTGAACGCAATTCTTTGATTTCTTCAGCTAGTTTAGTAACCATGAAATCATTGAACTTTGTTGCAGATTCACGCAATTTTTGTTGCGCTTTTACGCGGTCTTCGTTCATTGCTTGACGTTCGTTCTGAAATTCTTCAATCTCAGTAGTTAAACCGTCTGTAACCATTTTATCAAGGGCTTCAACCATCACGCTTCTGTCATGTTCATAACGTTGTGCGAACTCCTCACGTAGTTCAGCACGTACTTGTTCTTTAGCCTCATTCAATTTGGCTTCCCATGCTTCATTTAACTGAGCACCGATATCCTCATTGATAAGACCACTTTCAAGTAATGGTTTGATAGCATCAAACATGCTTATTCCCCTTATTTAATTTTGAGGTCCTTGATGAGGCGCATTACTTCCTCTTTCAAGTACTTCTCTACTTTCTTGTCGCCCTGTGCTTCTTTTGCAATATCCAACAACTTATGACCATGACGCATGTTCATCACGCCTTCATAAATTGCTTTAGGATATGCATTAGGTGCACTTGGTTGAGCAACAATATCCACGGTGACTATTTCAAAGTCACTGACACGGCCGTCATAGTCGTTCACGTTACCGCTACCACGACTAGATACGCCAAGTTTGACACCACTCTCCAACATTGTAGACACTAACTGTCCCATTGGAGTTGGTAAAATCTTTAATTTGCCGAAGCCATTAGCGCCGTCCATCCACATTTGAGTAATCATATGTGACACACGGTCTAAATTAATCTTTAAATCATCTGGGTGATCTACTTCGCCTAAGACTGAATAGCCACCTGTAATTTGTTCGTTGAGAGCATTAACAGCAGTTTCAATTTCAGAAACAGGGTAAATACGCTCATTGGCGTTTTTTACCCCACCCTGAATGAAGATACCCTTCATATAAAGGGACTTCTTACTACCTTCACCTTCACTTTCGACAACCATAGAGGCTCTGTCGAAAGTTAGATGCTCTTTGAGATACAAAGCCATTTTCTCTCAGATTCTTTCTTAGATACGCTTCTTAGCTGTACGCTTGCCTTCAACAACTGACTTGTTGTTTACGCCGCTAGCTTGTGCTGTAACTGGCTTTGGTGCAGACTCGCCTTTGTCTTTGAAGTTGTCCTTACCAGGAGCATTCTTCCAGTTTGATGCGTCTTTAACTTGTGTCTCACCCTTTGAACCGTAGTTACTTGGACCCTTTGGACCTGTTGGAACTGTTTCAGCTTGACCAGAGAATTTTACTGGCTTGCTGTCCATTCCAGCTTGACCGCTGTTTTGTAGGCTTGGGCTCTTTGGTTGTGCACCATCGTCACCGCCGATTTTAGAACCATATAGACCTGGAACGTTCTTTAGATTAACGTTTTCCATCATAGCTTCTTCATCGCCGAAATCTTCTTCACCTTCTTCATCGCCGAAATCTTCTTCACCTTCTTCATCGCCGAAATCTTCTTCGCCGCCGAAATCTTCTTCACCATCTTCGTCAGACATGATTTCTTCGAATTCAGCCATTAGTTGGTCTAACTTGTCTTCCAAGTCAGTAACACGGTCTTCAATTTCTTCTGCGCCTTCTTCACCTTCGCCGTCACCTGGTACATCGATGATTTCTTCGCTGTCATCATCAAAGTCGATTTCTTCATCGCCTTCAACGACACCTGATTCTTCAGCACTGATTTCATCCATCATATCGCCAACTTGGCCACCTGGATTCATACCTTCTTCATCCATCATGATGGACTCATAAATCTCACGTGATTTTTCTACCACGATATCGTGAAATAGTGCTTGTGCTTGTTCTTCGTTCTCATTGATGATTAAATCAATAAGTTGTTCAAATTTTTTGTTATCCATTGTTTGTCTCCTGAATGTAAATGGCTTTGTAGAATTATTTAGTGAGTAGTCACCAAATATGCTCAATAAGAGCGTATTTTTTGCGTTTTTGTTAAAACTTCAGAGATTACATCGCAGGTTGATCTGCGGCTGCTGTTTGACCGTACTGTTCGTGTACTTTTTTGAGATATTTTTGCTTTTCGTAATTACGAACGTCAAGCATTTTACGTAATTTACGAATTTGACGTAATGTTAATTTTGTTTTGCGGCTTTCTTTCCACTTAGGCTTGCTGTTATCAGATTCAATATCTTGATAACCTTGTATAGGCGCATCGAACATTTCCATTAGTTTCATAATAGTATTTATCTTTTGGTTACATTCCTACGCCTGCTGGTGCTGGCATTCCGCCTGCTTGAGCACCATTACCACCTACGACTGGGCCAGCAACGCCGCCTTCTGCGCCTGCAGCCATTTCATCACCTGTTGGCTGAGCTTCAATGTCGTCCATTGTTTGCATATCTGTTTCAATGTCACCAGCAGAGACACCGACGCTACGCAAATCACTACCTGCAGGTTCAAGGTCTTGATCTTTGTTATGTTCTTCACGCCATAATTGTTCGTTCTTCGTGATTTCTTCTTCAGTTAATCCCAAGAAGCGTTCCATAGCGAAACGTTTACTAATATAAGGGAACGCTTCCATTGAAGTAAATGTACCAACTCGTGCGTTATCTAATTCACTTTGACGATATGCGGCAAAGTTTTGTGGGGGGTTGAATTCTAAAGTGAAAAGACCTGAATCAATATTGAAACCTCTCCAACGCAAGAATAACTTAAATTCTTCGTCTAGTTTCTGGCTCATGTATTTCTGTAAACGCTTGCAATATTCATTGAATCTAAATTCTTGAATCATCGCTGTCCCAACACGGCCATCAGTTAATGGTGTTGTATTGTCATCAGGGCCAGTTGGTAAGTATGAGCTAGGAACTCTTAAACCACGTGCCAATCTGTTGTTGAAGTATTTCAAGTCATCAATTTCACCTAAGTTTTGACCACCGGGTAATACTTCAACACTTGAACCACGACCATCAGCAGTAACCGGGAAGAAATAATCTTCGTTCATTGATAACGGGTTGTATGTTGCATCAACAATAGCTTGGCCACCTTGGACGCTTGGAATACGTCTTTGGTGAATTTCATTCTTAATGCGCTCAACGAATGCCATAGCCATATGACTTGGCATGTTACCAACGTCAATCTTAAACATTCTACGCTCAGGGGCACGTTGTACACGATAGATAAGAACAGCATCTTCAAGCAATTCTTTTTGCTTATAAACTTTAAAGATGTTTTCCAAGATTGATTGACCGAACGGCCAGAATCTATCCATACCTTCAGTCAAACTCAAATGAACAATGTGTTTTGCATCTACTGCGCTCTCACTTTGGCCCAATGTGAATCGTGATCCAGTCGTATTATACGGCATGCTTGGCACTGTATAACCGTTTGTGTTTGCTCCGCCACCTGTACCACCTAAACCAGTAGCAGGATTAGCCGCAAAGTCTGTGTTTGTTTTTTGTGCTACAGTTAAATTCTGTAAATTAATGTTAATGTCTTTGATAACATACTGTTCAGGCTTTTTACCTTCACTCTCGTTGACAATAACTTTAATGACTTTAACCATGTCGATCCAATATAACTTGAAGTTTTCTGGATCTCTGACGAATACTTGATCGCCATATTTTACGGTATTACGGAATATTTTGAACACTCTAGTGTCAAATTCATTTAACTTACACCACTGAATTAATTGAGTTTTTAACAATTCTACTTCATGTGGAGTAGGATCTTCTGAGAATTGTAGACTAAACGGTGTGTTGTTTTGTTCGTTTTTCTGAGTACTGAATTCAGCGATAATATCTAAACATGCGTTGATTTCAGCATCAACGTCCATCATTTCATATTGGTTATAACGTTCTAATCTGTTTGGGTGACCTGTATAGACTTCAGGTAATCTACTCATGTAGTTTTTATAACCCATCTCAGCGTTGTTCCAACCACCTGTAGATGAGCCATTCATACCAGGGCTTCCATTCCATGCACCACTGTTGCTATTTGCACCAGAGATTGGACTTGAAAAACCTGCTTTGTTCGTAAAACGTTTCTTGTATGTCATATAATTTATACCGTCAAGTATTTAGTGTTAAACACGAGAAACTTTTAATAACTGGTCAGAGATATCATTACCCTCACCCAACTTATCAATCATCTCATCCATTTTTGTATTGAATGTGTCTAGTAACTGAGCCATCATTTCAGCAACCATTTCACTATTAGAATTAGATGAACTTGATGATTGGTCTTTGACTAAATCTGTTAACGGAGATTTCTTTCCGTCAGAAGAAGTGTCATCCATTAAACTCTTAGATGGATCGGGTAAAGGAACAATAGCTTCACGACCATGCAGTTCTACGTTATAACCTGAAGTCGGCCCATCAAAAATACCACCATCATACGCTTTTAGCTGTGCATGAAAATGCCCAGCTGTTGCCTTTGCTGTTGCATTATTATATTCATCGATTGCCATATCTGCGCCCAACTCCTTGAGCATGGCTACAATTGAAGCACCTTCTTCTTTTGTAGGTTTCTTACCAACTGTAAAGTCAAATGCCAATCCTTCTGTGTGTTTACTGCTTGGGGATTTTTCTTGATGCCACTGATCGTTAAAGCCAGTAAACTGAACAAAGTTGGGAACTTGAGCCTGAACTTGTTTAGCTAACTCAATCATTCTAGGATCAAGTGATGCACCTTTAGCCTGAACATCACCCCTTTTAAGTTTTAACCCAGCATCAGCTAGTTGATCCTGTGATGTTTGAGTTTTACCTGGCATATCAACACGGCGAGAGTCGGCTGATGATCTTCCACCACCTTCAGTTGACACGGTAGCTGACTTTGCGACCGGTCCGGCTGGTGCGGCTGGTGCAGTCGCAGGTCTCGTTTCTGCAACTGCGGCTGGAGCACCAGCACCCAATGTTTGTTGTTGTGTTTTTAGTTTTTTGTCTTTTTCTAGTAATTCTACCTTTTGTTTTTCTAAGTCTTGAATTCTACGCTCACGTGCCTCAGCAGACATTGCAAATTTAGCATTTTTAATATTCAGTACTGCTTTATCTGCTACTTCTTTTGCATCTTGTTCTGCTTTACGTGCGTCAGTTAATTGTTTCTTTAATATTGACTTTTTGGTTTCGTCTTCTTCTTTTGAATACAATTCACGGATTTTTTCAGTTTCTTGTGCTTTTGCAATATACGCATCTTCAGTGAGTTTTTTCTCTTTTATTAATCCTTCTTTGTACGCCTCAGGCTCTTGCATTGCCTTTTTAGTTAATTCAATTTTTTTCGTTGTTTCTTCTAATGCTTGAGTATTGTCTTTGAGTTTTGCGGCAACTTCTTCAGGAGTGTCAAACATATCAGTGAAGTCTGGTCCCCCTAACCATTTAGCAAAGTGTGCAATACCTTTTGCTAACGCACCCATTACTTTCATTAATGATGTAAATGCACTAGTTACAGGACCATTCAATATACCAACGATTGCATCAGCACCCAATCGTGCTCTACGTTCTGCTGTTTCTTGTGCATTTCGAGCAGCCTTTGCATCATCGCTAATTTCACCTCTTAATGCGGCTTCACGCTTTGCTTTCTCCTCATCCATCATTTTTTTGATTTCGTCAGGAGTTTTACCACGCATCTTAGCTTCTAACTCAACCATTTCTTTACTATAAGCAAATGATTTACCTATATCTTTTTGTTGAATGATTGCTTCACCAACATTTTCACGTGTTTTCTTTGTAGCGTCAGCCATGAACTTAGCTAGTTCATATGGTTCTTTCTTACCTTCTTTAACGTTCTTAATGAATTCTAAGATGCCGGGAGTACCTGCGGCAAACCCTGCACTCAATTCATTGAAGTTACCTGTGGCAAGCATACTATTGAAACCTGCCATCTCGTCACCAGACATGCCCAATGCTACAGCCATGTCTTGCAACTTCATTGTGTTTTCACGTTCTGTTTTTACACGATCGGCTTCAGCATCCATGCCTTTGGAACGTAGCATAGCTTCTTTGTCTTGCATGGTAGCAAGTCTAGTGCTTATAGCTAAGTCGGCTCGTGCAACTTCTTGTTTCTTTTTGATTTCTTCAACTTCCATACCAGTAAAGGCTGAAAGTTCTAATAAGTTATTTGTATATTCTAAACTAGCTCTACGTAGTGATCCGTCTTGTAGAGAACGTTTATCAATCTCTTGACCAGAGCGAACTTGTAATTTAATGTAGTCTGCTTGGTTTTTATTCAGTGCTACTTGAGACACACCTAAGTTTCTATAACCCTCAAGTAACTTTTCATCCATTTCGGTTAGTTTACCGAATGCTTTAGTACCTTCTGTCGCACTTAAACCTAATGCAGTGATATCAGGTCCAAGTGTTTTTACAATGTTAGTCCATTCTTCTAATTGACCTGATGCATACCCCGCACGTTGACCCAATGATAATATTTCTTTAGTGGTAATTCCACCGGTAACACCCATCTGTGCAAGTGAATCACTTGCCTTGAGCATATTTTCATTTTGTTTAAAAACTTGAGTGGCTAAGAATCCGAATACTTTTATTAAGCCACCGATAGCCATTCCAAGGGGACCGAATGCTTTACCAACACTCCACGCCGCATCACCTGCAGAATCTAATGCACCACTATACTTGGTCATGCCGCCGCCTGCAGTTAATAAACCACTAGTAAGTTTACCTAGACCTTCTGCGGCTTGATTGCCAGCAACTCTTAAATTTTGTATTGCTTTTTCATATTCTCGACTAGCTTTGGTTTCTGCTTCAGTTGCGGCTGTTGCTTCTTTTTGTGATTTTAAGTAATCATCAACTAATTTTTTTCCGTCTTTTTGTGAAACAGTTGCACCCTTGTTTACAGCAATCTGTTCATTCATTGCCGCAGTCATCAGAACCATAGCAGGAACCATGGAATTGACAGTATCAGACATTTTCTGCATCTGTTCGTTTAACTGTCTTTGGATTTCTGGATCTAAATTATCTGCCATGTTTTTTTGCCCACTAAATATCGATAATGTATTTAGTATTGGCTAAATGTCAATATTTCGAAACGGAGAACACATGCAAGCAAATAACAACCCTTTACGTCAATATTTTCGTAGACCTTCAATTTATTTGAAGTTACCCAGCGGTGGCAACTTTTATAAACCAGGGGCAGTGGACTTACCTGAAAATGGGGAAATCCCAATCTTCCCCATGACTGCGATTGATGACATTACTGCAAAGACACCTGACGCACTTTTTAATGGTCAGGCAGTAGTTGATATTATCAAAAGCTGTGCTCCGAATATCAAAGACCCTTGGCAAATCAATAGTATTGATTTGGATGCTGTTTTAGTGGCAATTAGATCCGCATCTAACAGTGATGGTCTATCTATCAGTTCAACTTGCCCTGAATGTTTAGAAGAATCTGAATTTGAAGTAAGTTTAGGTGGTTTGCTAGCCGGGATTAAAAAACCAGAATATCAACAAGGTTTAACTGTTTCCGATCTAACTATCTTCTTCAAACCACTAACATTCAAAGAAGTGAATGAAGTTAGCCTAGCACAATTTAATATGCAACGTGCATTCAATGTAATTGAATCAATACAAGATATGGAAGAAAAGACTAAAAAAGGTAGAGAAGCGTTGGCGATGATTACTGACGCTACTATGAAAACAATTGCAAAAACAATCAGTCACATTGATTCCCCTACTGGAACAGTGAATGATTTGAATTTTATCTTGGATTTCCTACAAAATTGTGACAAGCAAACATATGATATCATCAAAGATTATAATGCAAAATTGCGTGAACAGTCAGAAATTAAACCATTAAACATTACATGCCCTAAGTGTAACCACAAATATAATCAAGCATTCACATTGAATGTGACAGATTTTTTCGGTTAAGGCTTCTTACACTTGACCCCGAGCGGGTTAAGAAGCTGATTGATGGGATGGAAAAAGAAGTAAATGAAATCAGGAAAGGGGCAATAACTCTTTCTTGGTATATGCGGGGAGGAGTCTCATATGAAGACGTCCTTAATATGTCCTCAGAGGAAAGAAACGAAATCAATAAACTAGTCGAATCTAATCTAGAGGTAACAAAGAAATCACAATTGCCGTTCTTCTAATAATCGG